GGTCTTGCTAACCTGTTGTTTTTAAAACTAAAATTCTTACAGAAAATACTAGTACACCAGGCATTATAATTGTTCCATCCTGGACCCCAGAAATCTATACGTTTATAACCCTTGTCTGCTAGATATTCCTGTAGATGATTATACTGCCAACGATCACTATTATCTAAAATAATTAATGTATCGTCTCTAGCCCTCTCTACTGCTAATACACCGCTCAATGCCCTAGCCATACCGTCTAACACGATCACATCAAAATATCCTTGTGGATAATTATAGATAGTGCTGGCGTAACCTGCAAACTCATTGTTGATCAATCCATGTCTTACGTCATGATCTCTATCATCACTACGCACTTGGGGGAAAGTATCAATAAACTTGTTTACTAGTTCCATAGCATCATCATGAATTCTTGCATTTTGATCTATGGTATGGATAGTTGCAGTTGGTGTATTTTCTTTTACACGCTCTACCCAAGTCATGTCATGCTCTACGCTTACGGTCTCACCAACATAATTATTAAAAAATACTGTGCTGTATCCGCAACCATATTCGAACACTTTGCTTTCTTTAGATAAAACGTCTTTCAAGAATGCTATAGCCGGAAATGTCATCCATGGCGTTACCCCTTCTTCATCACAAGGAAAGTCGTTGAACCATCCGTTTGGTTGTAGATAAAGATATGCATGTGTGCTTAAATGTGAACTAAGATCATTTGCTAGGCTCAATCTCTGTGCGCCATCTTGTTCTACTAATGTTATAGGTTTTTTCATGTTTTTGCTGATTCAATATATTCTAGGAAACTTCCGTACAAAGTTATCATCATAGCAATTTTGCTATCATATATTCGTATATATGCTGATTTTGGTTGTTGGTTTTTTAAACCTATGTACCACGGACATTTCAACTTCTTGCCTAGGTTCAATGTGAATTTTTTTAAATCTTCTTTTTTGATACTCTTATATTTCTCATTAGAGAACACAGGAAAATCATAATACTCTATTTCTGCTAGAGAAAATGCCTCCATACCGTCTTCAGTCAATCTTAATCCGCTACCACTGCGTCCAGTAGCCCACCACTTAAACAGTAAATCGTTGATTGCGTTTTTAGGTTGAGATTGATCTATCTCTAAGATATCTATTAATGCCTGAGTCAAATCTCGTTTAGTCTTCATCAGGGTAAACTTGACGGCCCTGGTTCATGAATACAACAGTAAACTTATCCGTCTTGAATTGCGCATTCAATTTACGACAGAGATTTCTTGCATGACCTGGATTGCTGAAACTAGTCTTTTTGTACTTCGGTGCAGCCTCGTTTGCGAGGTAATGTTGACTCTTTAAGTTGATCGGTTGGTTTTCATAGAACACGGCCCATATACCACTCGCTTCCACGATCTGGTCGCATTTGTATGTTGTCTTATCTACATGTTCAAGTATTACCTTGGGTTGCGTTCTGCTCATTTAAAACTTCCACCTGTTATCTCAACTTTGATGACTTCATCTTTATTCTTGTCCTCAGAATTTAGTTGATGAAGATCGGCTAGCAATTTTGCGATCTCATCCTTCAAAACCCTGGCTTCTGACATGGGTAAAACAAAGTCTTTTGACTTCTTGCTCTCCATGAGAGAAACCCTATCAAAGAACCTCTTTATATGAATCATCTTAACTATTTAGTTGACTGACGGCCTCATCTTGAGTTTTAAAGGGCCCGTTATAAGGATAACGCTGGATAAAGATGTATTTAGGGCAAAAAACAGTTTCTTTATGACCATTTTGGTCGATATTGAACCATCCTGCTACATGATAGCATTTGCTTTTGGTATTTTTAGTGAATACATGTAACTTACGCTTGACATCGAAAATGTTGTTGTAAGTCCTAACAGGAGTAGGATATTCAGGATAGGGCATCTCGACCTTAGTCCTATCAGATTTCATGGGCTGAAAACTGATTTTAGTCTTTGACTGAATGTCCTTAGTATTATTAAATTGCAATGCACTACCATTCAGCACAACCTCATAACCGGCGCTGTTGGCTTGTACGTTCCCTACTTTTTTATCGCCATCAGTAACGACCCAATATTGGTCTTTGATGATGGGTTTCGCGATCAGTTCTGTCATAATTACCTCTTTAAAAGTTTGAATAGGTCATGCTTATTCTTTGGAGACCAGTATTTAGCCTCTTTTCCGCAATCCCCAGAATATCCTCGTTCCGAATAGCAATACTTATAATCCGCAGGCAATGTCTTACCGCCGGTCACTGGATTAAAGTCTACTACACTTTTCTTACCTGTTCTCTTGCACTTATACCATTGCTGTCCAGGAGTCAATAATTTGTTTGGGTAGTCATACCAGGAAACGAATGCATGTATGCAATCCTTGCATAGCATATCTTTGTTTAATGTGTCACTCATTTCTTATAGCCTCCCAAAATTCTTTGATGATAGGTTTGCGATTAATTCTGTCATGTCATCCTCTTTAAATGATTTCTTCCCAAGTAAAAATTTGTACTAATCTACTGTCATTCCCTGTACCGAAACTAGGTCCGGGGCCGTGAAACTTATTCGCAGGGTAAACGATCAAGCGATTATATGTGACATATGAAACCATATTTATGTCCCATTGATTAAGGTTTTGATCATCCTTGTGTTTTAATAAATTTATAACCTGTGTACTATCTATAGCACGATCCATACCAGTGTCTTTGTGCGTATAGAATATAGTTCCGGGCTGTACTATATCCTTATTAAGATATAACACCCCGGCGTAATAATTTTTTTGGATACTATCTACGTGACATACATTTTTAGATACTGTTCCTTCAGGGCTTAATCTGAATTTTCCACTATCCATGTTACGCATTTGACATAGATTTTTACCTAATATCCTAGACACTTTAGCATCTATCCACCTAGGGTTATGTGTATTGATGCTCATTTTTCCTGCCCATGGGGCGTTACCAAACTTATATCCTTCGCTAAATCCATCCTGAGCATACTCATAGGATAAGGCTAATTCCCTGATACTATCAGGATCATCATAGAAATCATCAATTATGATTAATCCTAAATTCATTCCTGTAATGCCTTCCAAAACATTTCATTATCTTTAACGTTTGCGCCGGGTCTCAACCAACCTTTATTATTGATCATGCTAACTCACCCTTATAAGGACTGTTCAGCCACTTAGCATATGTCTCGGCTTGTTCACTAATCTTAGCCAGTTCATACTTACCGCAAAATTTCATGAAGTGAATGCCTACTTGCGATGTGGTTTGTGTGCGCACACCTGAAGCGATGCTAGCATCTACCTTATCCTTTATTTCGTCAGGTTGTGCGGTCAAGTCAATCAATAGTCGATTGCGCTCATAATCTTCACGCACACGATGTTCTACACCATCGGGGTCTACCCAACGTTGCAACATCATGTTATTCCAATTGAAACCTTGCTTGTTGCGATCTGCATAGGCTTCGATTAGACCAACCTTGTTCTTGCTACCCTTAGTGCGAACACCTGGGTATGCACTGAACACATTGTCACCGGCGTCACCGCGCATGATCTTCTCAAAGAGATGGAACTGTGGGTCACCTAGTAGTTTGGGTTCTTTAGTTTTCTTATCCTTGACAGGCTTGCCCTTGTCGTCAAAATAACCTTCTAGCGTGATCAATTGGTTAGCGACACCGTTATATTGCTTCACGTTCTCACTAATCAATTGAACATAGTCTGTGTCGCTACTGATGATATAATGTTCATCGTTGGGATGTAGATATACAAATCGTGCTATAAGGTCGTCTGCCTCAGCACGTTCATGTCTGAGTACGCTAACGTTAGTCTTCTCACGAAGGAACGTAGTGAACATATCATACGTTTCCCAAAACATCTTGTTTTCTTCTTGCTCTGCTTCTGTGAGTGATGCTTCAGCAACTTTACGATGTGCCTTGTAAGGTGCATATACATCCTTGCGCCACGATCTACCTTCAAGACAGAATACAACGTGGTCGATGCCATACTTACGCACAACTTGATTTACACTAGCAAGTGTCAAGTGTAGTGCCATGCCGATCTTTTCCCAAGTATCGCTGTTGCGACTTGCGATGTGACGGGCACGGAAGAACGTATTAGCAGTATCGATCAGAGCATATTTCACAAGTACACCTATTTAGTAGAATAATATACGTATATTATACTAGGTGTTTGCGAATATGTCAACTGACTTCAGTACGCCCGTTACCCAAATCGCGCTGATTGACAACACGCATGTCATTTCTACGCTTGTCCGGATCAGCTATCTCTTGTTCGTACATCTCAAGTGCGATGTTACGGCAGACTGTTTGGAACCAGCGATCCACGATCTCATTGTCAGTGTCAGTCTCGCTTTTCTTATATCCTGATTTAATCAGGTTAAGAAGGAACTTGTCGTTCCAATCCAATTCAAAAGCGCCATTGTTGATATTATTAGGGTCTATGTCTACCCTGTTGATAGCAATATAGGGCTCACCATCTTTAGTAGCCTGTTCTTTAGGGCTGAGTTTCTTTTCAGCCTTTTCTTTTTTTGGTTTAGGAGGATCCTCGCTCGGAAGATCAGACCTTGGTCCTTGTTCTTTTTTCGCCTCTAACCCAAAAACTTTTTTTATTTTGTCGAACATGCTTTACCTTTATTGATGGCCTCACGTATGGAATTAACCATGACACTTTCGAGGTCTACATCATACTTAGTCGTGTCTGTAACGTACCCAGATATTTCTGTGATATCACTAGACTTTAACTTAAGGTCAAATCCATCACCGGTCTTGACTAAGTTCTTTACTACAGTGTCACGGTTAACAATGAACGAACCATCGTTACGCAATACTAAAGTAATGTCACATATCAAACTAGGATCCAACGTGTCTTTGTTGTTAGTACCATTACTATTGGTAAACTTAACAATAAAAGTTTTGCGCAATGAACCATTTTGTTTGTACATGCTTTGGCTCAACTGACTTTTAAGTTCCATAGTGATCTTATGTTTATTCCAATAAAAATCTTTATGGTCCTCACGCAAACAGTCTAGTGTACCATCCTGAGAAGCAATGAGTTCTTCACAAACAAACCCCTTCATGAATCTAAGTTGTTTGTTGTTCAGTTGCTCTAGACTATTGCCGAAACTGGTAATGAAATTCCAGTCGTACTTCTTAAGATCATTGATTATTTGTTGCATAGTCGTGTAGTTTAAAACTTGCAAGATTCTTAGCCTTGCTTTCGCACATTATATCAGCCCATGACCAATGAGAAATTGCCCAATCATTTACAGCATTATTCCAATAGTAATCGCTGTGTGCCCTTAGTTTCTGTTTGTTATGGCCAGATTCTAATAGTGTTGTCAAGCAGGGACGACTGACAGTGCAGGCATCAGGTAGATGCTCTTCTCTTGAAACACTATAGTGTATGACAGGGCGCACACCGCGCCAACTATCAATAACCATATCAATGCGTGGGTCAGATTCTTCAATGTATTCTCCAGTCTTAATCCAATGATGATGAATGTCTAGCACCAAAGCGAGATCGTTTGCGAGTTCGAGGGTTGAGTCGAGTCCCCACGACATTTCTTCGTTTTCGATTGTGATGGCATTTCGTGCTTCGGGGCTGAGTCTTGAGATAACTCTTTTGATACCGTCGGGGCCTTGGCGACCACTGATGTGGACATTGATCTTGATGTCCTGAAATTGTTTACCGTACCCCATCCAACGGGCCATATCCACATGATATTCAAACTCCTCTATACTCTTATTTACTACCTCAGGACGATCACTAGCCAAAACGACAAACTGATCGGGATGAAACGATAGTCGAACATCGTTTGCTCTAGCAGTCTCACCGATAGGAGCCATCCAGCGTTCTAGACTATCACGCACATCCTGCCGCTGCCAGAAAGGCTTGTACTCATCCATAGTATAGAATGATAGCATATCACTAGTGATACGCAACATACGTAATTCATTGGGTAATTCTGCAACTTTTTTGACAAGTGCATGAGTATTAAGAATGTTGCGTTTCGCTACATCCATGATTTTATCTTCGACAACTTGACGGCTACTTTGACGCTTTGCCCATGCGTAAGTAGTGCCACCTGTGTTCAGGCCCTCGGTGCTAGCGATCTCACCCTTTTTATTGATTTCTGCCCATTTGCAAGCGAAACCAATACGCTGAATGTCTGAGTTAAATGTCATAGTGATAAATATTACTATAATTGTTTAGGAATGTCAACATGAATTTTAGAAAACTCATCAAATTGGTAACCGAGGGCGTAAGCCCATTTAGCAAAGACCTCAAAGTCATGAGCCTTGACCAATTCGTGGATAGCGAAGGTAAGGGCAAAGATGATGTCGATGAAGAGAAATTGAGTGGTGTCACAAGCCGTAAGTTTGATAAAGATGAGTTGACATCATATCTTGACAGAATTATTGGTAAAAGTAAAGAGAAACAGGACAAATTCCAAAGACCATATATCCATAGTGGTAATATCCCAATCGTTAACGATGAGGGTAAGAAATATGACCTAGATGCCCTTCGCAAGACATTTACTGAACGCCCAACAAAGATTCTCAAACAAAATGAAAAGATGCAACATAGTGATGGCACAAGTAGCATTTTCTTCAATGTGGGTCTACCTGCACTAAAAGGTCTTGCTGTTGATGAAGACACGGGAGAGTTTATCGTTATTGATACTTGCCCCGGTGCTGGTGCATGTAAGACATTCTGCTATGCCATGAAGGGCGGTTATGTTCAGTGGAAAGCAAGTTCATTGAGTTCTACTAAACTGTTGAATTTCTTATACAATGACCCGGATGGGTTCATGTCAATGCTCAGTGATGAGATTTCAAATGCTGAGAAAAAATACGGTAAGAAGGGTACAAAGGTAGTTGTGCGTTGGCACGATGCTGGTGACTTCTTTAGTCCACAATACTTAAAGATGGCATATGATGTCGCTAAGGATCATCCTGATGTAGACTTCTATGCTTATACTAAGATGGCTTCAGTAGCACAAGCAGAACGTCCAGATAACTTTAAGATGAACTTCAGTCAAGGTGCGGCTACTGGTCAAGAAAAGAAAATCGATTTCGTCAAGACTAAGAACAGCCGCGTAGTTCCTAAAGAACTATTTGCTGATGCATTAGAAAAAGATGAATCAGGTAAATGGCAATACAAGAATCCTCAAGCACAACAAGCAGTCAAAGATCGTATCGCTATCAAGTACAGCATGAAGCCAGAAACAATCATCACTTATGATGAAATGATGAAGAAGCCTGTCGATAAAGATCCAGAAGCAAAAGGCAAATGGAATGTTATCGTCAAACCAGGTGATGGCGATGATGCTGCCAACCGTAATGATGTGTTGAGCAGTCTATTGCTTATCCACTAATCTTAAGTAAATCTTTTAATTCGTAAAGATGTTTCATGTAAGTGCTAGGATTATCTAGCACACTTACTGCGGCATCACCTTTACGTCTTGGACCATACTTAACTTCAAAATCTACATTGTTCACTTGCTTGAATAATTCTACCATAGCATTCACCGTAGTACCAACACCGTGCCCTAGATTCTCTAGACTATTTGCTGGCTGTTCAATCGCTAATTTCAACGCATTACAAATTTCTAATACATGAACATAGTCGCGCACACATGTACCATCGGGAGTGTCATAATCATTTCCGAAAATAGTGAATGACCCTCTGTCTTTTGATTGCATTAGATTATACATCAACCCATCAGGATTAGTTGGTTGTATGCCATAACTACTACCGATCACGTTATAGAACCTAAACATAGTATACGGCACTGTTGGATTATGTCTTGTGAAATATTCACGCACACAATCTTCGGCAGCACGTTTGCTCACACCATACGCGCTCTCGCATAATGCGGCAGCACCAGTACTAGCAAAGATAAAATTGTTTGTAGGAATCTTGTTCAACACATTCATAGTACCATTCAAGTTAGTGATATAATACATGATTGGCATCTTCTCACTTTCGCCGACATTGACCAATGCGGCTAAATGTATCACAGCATCGTATGGATCAGTTTGATCAGGGATAGTGAACAGTCTATTGATATCTACTTTATAGAACTTATCGATAGGTACGATAGGATCATTTATATCTAATCCATGAATCTCGTACTGACCTTCTAACATCTTGCATAGATGTGACCCTATATAACCTGAGTTACCTGTTATTAATATTTTTTTCATATCGTTCCTTTATTAGTCAAAGACTGCCCATTCATAATCTAATAAGTCTATTTCTTTATTTCTTGTATTATTCTTAATTAGATCATATACTAACTGTCCTAATTTTTTATTATTTTTTAAATTTAAATGGCAAAATCTAGACTCCATCATCCGATTTTGTGCCAACCAATCACATGTATTACGCATCTTGCCATCTATGTTGATTTCTTCAATTCTTGATACTTTATCTAAATTATTGATCTTGACATATTCTGTTACAGTATTCTCATATGGATTAGTATACGGGACTACATTTACTAGATGAATATTTTTTTCAAGGCATCTTTTGTTAATGTCATCATATATGTTTTGGCATAAAAAACTTAAAAGATTTTCGGGCCACAATTCCATATAATTTTGATTCAACAGTTCCATTAGCATACTAGAATCTTTAGTATTACGAACATGCCCAATGTCCCAATGTCGCAAAGATTCTGAACTAGGTAGACTAGGCCATCTGCTATAATTGGTATGAGAAAATACTATAGTATTATATTTTTTATAATGTTTCAAGAATGATTGATAAGCATACCAATGTGAAGTTCCTCCTTTACCGTGATAGCCGGCTTTTTGATTCAAAAGGTTAGCAACGATACTTGGCCAACTACATGTAGTGTCACCATATGTATCTATCCAACTGTCACCGAAAAATCCTATCATATACCCTCAAATAAATTCAATGCTTCCATAGTCTCAGTTGGTTCGAACTGAGGATCCTTGCTTAGATAGGTGTCGTCATCTGTATAAACAATTTTGTTGAACTTCTTTTTATTGCTTAGTACACTCTCAAAATCTTCTCTAGCCAAACGATTTCTATCTAGATCCTTGATATAGTCACGATACTTCACTGTGTCATAACTATTGATCTTTGCGCTATTGGTATTGCTACGCTTGCTAATAAAATCATCTATGAATCTAATCCAACCTTCAGCCACTTCATCATCTAACCTCTTAACATAGTCAAGTGCCGAAGTTAACTGATCACCACCGTATATTGTTTTGATCAACTCAGCCGCATCCTTTATATTTACCTTATGAAAGTATTGTCCATCAAAATTGTCACTCCAATCTTGTTTGTCTAACACAACGCAGGGCATGTGTGCTAAACATTCAAGGAATGCGAATGGATAGTTTTCGCGCAGACTTGGCATGAAAAATGCCATAGAACCTTTTATGAATGCTACCTTTTCTTGCCCTGTGATACCTGCTTTGATGACATAATCTGTGATACCTGCTTCTGCAAATGCTTTCTCAAACTTCTTACGACCGCTATCGTTGGTCATGACACGGCAAGGTAATTTACATTCTTTCATCACACGGATATATGCTTCGGGATTTTTTCCTTCTTCCCAACGACCGATGAACAATACACCTTCACGCACACCTGCATATCGTTCTAATAAGCCTCGCTCACTCATAGGCATGCGTAACAATCTACAGTTAGTTGCGCCGTATTTTGTGAGTTCGTCAATATTCTTTTGGCTCTGTGTACCGATAATGATATCAGTAAACTCCATGTGCTTGTTATAGAAGTTATGATAACTATCAAGGAATACATCAGATCCTTGACTTTCGCGGAAGATCATGCTATGTAAGTGTGTGTAGAAAACAACAGGAATATACTTATTGACTGTCATTGCATAAGCCGCAGTCATCGCTTCCTGCGTATTACATACGATCATGTCATAGATATTTTCTTCAAATGCTTCTAGTAAGACTGTGCGGAAGTTAATGATCTTTTCAAAGTTGATTGTATCGCTAAAAGCAAATGTAGCAGTATGATTAGCATAACTCAATGGTTCTAATGGCCATAATACATTAGCACCTAGCGATTCGATGAGTTCGCAAAATTCTTTATTTCTAGGACTTTTGTCAAGCAGTATATCTACTTTCCAATTCAATCGACTGCACATCTCAGTGAAGCCCTTACAAAAACTTCCTATACCACCGTGTGGTATGAAGTGCTGGTCGCTGATCATAAATGCTATTCGTTTATGATAAAGTTTCATACATTTCCCTTTAACTTATTTACCAAAAACTGATGCTTATCATAATAACGATGTTCGTATACAGGTGCGCCGGGTCCAGTGTACATAGCAGTCTTTTTATATGCATATTTCAACCATAACAGTTTATTAGTGAAATAGCATCGTCTAGGCCAAAAAAGAAACTTATATTCTGTACCTAGGCTTTTATGATCAAAATGATCCCAACTATCTACCCTGTCATTACTATTATAGAATGGCATCAAGTACCCCACTCGTTTTTAAACAGTGGCACTTGCAGTCTATCACTATAACGCAAGCCATGCTTCATAGCGAACAACGCAACTTGCTTATTGTTCAGACTATAAACACTTTCAACACCGCCGACTGGCATCACATAGATGTTACCTGTGAAGCCCTCTTTGCGATAAAGTTCACTAACTTCTAATACTTCGTCCATGTCTTGTTGACTTGCGATAACGAATTTGAGATAGACATGTCCTGATTCTTGATACTGCAATACTACGTCAGGTCTGATAGCACGTTCACGTTTCTCACCACTGACGCTGAGTTTTGCACTGACGCTGAATGTGATGCTTTCATAACTTCTACTATTCCAGGGATCGCCTTCAGCCCAGTCATACAAGAAGTCTACAAGTTCGGACTTGAGTTTCTGTGTGCCGTTAGTCTCAAACGTGATCTCTTTGAGATTCTCCATGAACGGATGACTCAATAACTTAGGATACATCTTCTGCCATCCTAACAATGGTTCACCACCTGTGATGACTAAGTGTTCGTCTCGCCATTCTTTGAACGGTAGTGCTTCTTTGATTGCATCTGCGATGCCATCCACCGAAATGCGCGGACTAAGATGTTTGAACCTAGGATCCCAACTAGCATAACTATCACACCCGGTACTAACCAGTGGTAAGTCTCTATAAGATTTATATAACTTTGCATCGACGGCAAGACGTTCATTTGTCTTTTCTCCTCTTGGCATATTAAAACCATCACATGTGAAGTTACAGCCAAACGTTCTTAGAAAGACGCTAGGTACTCCCATGTAGCGACCTTCACCTTGAATGCTGTAAAATAGTTCACTGATTTTGATTGAGTTCATTCAAATACCTTATTAATTCTTTATCTGTTGGTTGTACGCTATAGTTCTGTTTAAAGAATATCTCATAACTGTCACTACCGTATTTACCAATACCATACAACATATTAGCATTTATTTTGTCCCAAGTCAAGTAATCACGGCTCATACCGCGCAACCTTTTCTCCCTGATATTATACATACCAAGAGGCTTGATGATATCGATCACTTGTTCTCTTGTACTATTTAGGAGACTTCTTGGGTTTGGAAACTTTTTTAGGAACTTTGGAAGCACGTACTTTACTGGCTTTCTTCCTGTCTGGTTGAGCATGATTACTCCGACCATGTGTTCCCATTCGTTCTTTATCTGTTGCTGTACCATCAGATCGTCTCTTAGTGCTTTTACCTTCACTCTGTTTCTCCCTGTATCTCAACACGCCATCTACTATGCCATATTCAGTAGTCTCGGTGACTAATCGCCAACCTTCAAAAACTACTATTTTTTCAGTAGTTTCACGCTCTAAAAATTGTTTAAATTCTGATAGACTATTGTACTTTAATTTTTTTGGAACGTACACTATTCCCACCTCAACTTATACCATTCAAGTTCTTTATTTGACTTAATGTATATGCGAGTCCTATGTCCATCAGTGATCCAAGCCCATACTTGATCGCTATCAACATAAAATATTAATTCACTACTAGGTCCAAATGTTTCCCAAAACCAATTGCGTACTTCACAGAAATGCTTACCTTTATCCGGACCGAAAAAATCTAGGCAGTAATTGAATTCTGCCCCACCGGCAAATCTACGATCTAATTTTTTTAGGTCCACTCGTTTCATTTAACACCACCTTAATACGAACCATTCATAATCTTTTTCAAATCTGAATCTGATCTCAAAATATCCGCCGTCTGTCAGTCTCCATATAGTATGCTTTCTATGTCCCTGTATGTTATCTTGCATCCAGCGCATCAGTTCTTCAAACTTTGTTGCTGATTCTACACGGATCTTTGCGTGATGCCAATTAGGCTTCTTGGCCCAGAAATCATATGTCACTTACCACCAACACTCCCAGGGAAATACACACCATTCAGGATTTTCTACCTTGTTGATCTCATGCCCGAAAAAGTCACAATCGAAATCGCTGGCTTGATTTTCGATCAACACAGCAAACTTGACATTGTTATGCCATACTGTATTCCATGCTGATTCTTTAGGTAAGCAACCGCTTTGCCAATCTTCTTTGAGATTTTTGAAAGTATTACCACTGTCGTTGATATCATCAATGATGAGAATGTTTTTCTTATAACTGATATCCCAACGGCTCTTGATGACTTCTTGATCTTCCATAGGCACATAACCAAATGCATCTTCAGCCATCCATAGATTAGACTCAGAAGGATCTAAAGAGTAAAATGGAATACCAAGATAGTGGCTGAGCATGACGCCGGGAACAAGCCCGCCCCTCTTGAGTCCTACAATATAGTCGGGCCTATAGTTAGCAGTATATATTTGTCGTACTATCTCTAGTATCGCGCCCTTAACGAATTCGTCATTATAATACATTTGCTTGTCCATATTACCAGTGCCTTATAACATTTGCTATGATGAATAGACATGTTATCACATGTAAGAAGATCCAGAAAGTTTTTAGGAACAATGCGATACGTGCTTCACGTAGTGTAAGTACCGGAACTCTAGGGCGATCTTCATCAGTATCGCCCATTAGATGCCCAGTTGCTCTAGCCCATATTCTTTCTAAACTATTCATTTTCTTGATACCAGAACAATCTTACAGATGTGTTCTAGTCTTTCAATATGCTCAAATGCTCGCCATGGACTTGTGTCAATAGCAACTACTCCGTGACCTTTGATACCAACTATGTCATAAGCAATATTACCATCTTTATCTAACTTGAGATTTTCATGACAGCGATCAGCCAACTCTTGACTGATAGGAGGTACATCTCCTACGTTAGGTGCCACCTTGGTATAGCGACTAAGTTCAGGAAAGTCGTTTACAATAGTACTTAGATCAATACCGGCATGCATAGCGGCAACACAGTATGTAGGATGAAAGTGAACTACAACTCTTACATCATCACTGTGTTGACCCATCATCTTTTGTAGACCAAAGTGCAATGGAAGTTCTCCACTAGGCTCAAGACTTGCACTAATTTTAGTAAATGGTATTTCATAGGGACCGTTATTAATCCCTATCTTTTTAAACTGATCAGGTTGTAGTGTTTGCTTACGCACGCCACTTGGTGTTATATAGAAATGATCTCGGTCGTGATGACGAATACTAACATTGCCATCACGACTTGTGATCCAATTTCTGCGATAAGCCTCTATTAGTGTTTCACAGATTGTTTCTAACATTATGCAAACAAGTCCTCATTCCATTCACGATGACCTTCACGATAGGCCATGTTGCTTTGTGTTTCACGTACTTCAACACGATAGCACCATAGACGTTTTGCTTCACCTAGTCCCCAGAAGTCTGGAATGTAAACACCATTGATATACTTGTAAATCTGATCTGCTAGTGCTTCACATCCTAATCGTGGTAGAATAGTTAGTTTAGCCATGTTCTTTTGTTCTAACAATTTGAACATTTCTAGTTCAGGATCATCTTCTGCCACTAATAGTGTATGATCGAATTGATCTTCTAATAGACTTTTGAGTTCTTTCAGACCACCATAATCAGCGGCCCAGTTACGAACATCTAATTCATCAGTCCCGAAATAAACTTTAATGCTGAAACTGTAACCATGAATCAGATTACAGTGGCTATCGGCACGCCATTGTCTATATGCGCATGGGAAGTTATCTACCCACTCTTTTGTACTTGTGTACTTGTATTGTCTCGTTATATTTGCCATCTCTAGTCTCCTTTACTAATTGAGCAAGTTTGATGGCGGCAGAATTTATTGATCGGGATGACGCCAAGACCGATATCATTATACGCTTTCTACTTCGTATTCTTCGCTAATTTTAGTAGTCATTGTTTCCCATAATGGCTCAAGAGCCTTGCGTGGATCCAACTCTACTTCTTTATCAGTGATACAGGATGCATCATACTTGACGATAACCTTATCACCTTTATTATTCTCAAATGTTAGTTTCATAACTCACCTCATACAAAAATTGCGGCTTGTTGTTTTACCATTGATAACATGTTGTAGGCGCCGTTTCTACGATTCATGCTTAGTATATTACCTAGATCAAGTTCTTCCATAAGATTACGGTCATTTTTGACTATCTCCTCTGGAGTGCTATTTGAATAGATATCGCTGATAAGTGTGACTGTACCCTTTACTATTTGCGCATCGCTATCACATAGATAGTTGATCTTGCCGTTCTCATATTTAGGTACCAACCACACTTGACTTAAACATCCCTGTACCTTGAAGTTTTCTAGCCTAAATTCTTCAGGAAAAGATTCTGCCTTTCTAGCCATGTCGATGAGAAACTTGTATCGTTCCGTGTTATCCATGAACATATTTAGGATATTACGATAATTATCTATCTTTTCATCAATCATAGCCATCTT